ATGGACCAGACTAAGGCTCGGGCGGTTCCTCCGCTTAAGAGAGGCCTTCAGGTCATCAAGAACGTCGGTAGGTAGAAAGGAGGGTTGGCGATGGGACTCAGCAACACTGCGACCCCAAAGTACTACAAGCAGTTTCGCGATCAGGTACTCCGTGGAGAGATTCCGGTAAACCGAGAGATCTCAATGGAGATGAACCGGATTGACGATCTCATCGCCAACCCCAACATGTACTACGACGACCAAGCAGTAGAGGGTTGGATTCGCTACTGCGAAGGAGAGCTCACTCTAACCGATGGATCTGACGTACGTCTCCTCGACTCGTTCAAACTATGGGGCGAACAGATCTTCGGCTGGTTCTACTTCGTCGAGCGAAGCGTCTACGTTCCTGACAAGGTCGGGGTCACTGGTCGATACGTCAACCAGATGGTGAAGAAGAGGCTAACGGTCAAGCAGTACCTGATCGTAGCCCGAGGGGCCGCCAAGTCAATGTACGCCTCCTTCCTACACAGCTACTTCCTGAACGTGGACACCTCTACCACACACCAGATCACCACTGCTCCCACCATGAAGCAGGCTGAAGAGGTGATGTCCCCTCTGCGCACCAGCATCACGCGCGCGCGAGGGCCGCTGTTCAGGTTCCTCACCGAGGGTTCGCTACAGAACACCACGGGTTCAAGAGCTCAGCGTCAGAAGCTTGCTTCCACCAAGAAGGGAATCGAGAACTTTCTGACCGGCTCCCTGCTCGAAATCCGCCCTATGACGATCAACAAGTTGCAGGGGCTTCGACCCAAGGTCAGCACTGCAGACGAATGGTTGTCTGGCGACCTCCGAGAAGACGTCATCGGAGCGATCGAGCAGGGAGCCTCCAAACTCGAGGACTATCTAATCATTGCTATTAGCTCTGAGGGAACAGTCCGAAACGGATCTGGCGATACCATCAAAATGGAACTAGCTGACATCCTTCGAGGCGAGTACTACGCACCACACGTGTCGATCTGGCACTACAAGCTGGACGAAGTCGAGGAAGTCGGCCAGCCTGAGATGTGGCTGAAGGCTCAGCCCAACCTAGGGAAGACTGTTACGTATGAGACCTACCACCTTGATGTCGAGCGAGCCGAGAAAGCTCCGGCTTCGCGTAATGACATTTTGGCCAAACGGTTTGGTCTCCCTATGGAGGGCTACACCTACTTCTTTACGTACGATGAGACTATCCCTCACGTGCGAAAGCAGAACTTTTGGAAGATGCCGTGCTCTATGGGCGCAGACCTCTCGCAAGGTGACGACTTCTGTGCCTTCACATTCCTCTTCCCGCTGGGGAATGAGCGCTACGGCGTGAAGACTCGAAGCTACATCTCTGAGCACACTCTGATGAAGCTGCCTGCGGCTATGCGCCACAAGTACGAAGAGTTCATCAACGAAGGAAGCCTCATCATCTTCCCGGGGACTGTGCTCGACATGATGATGGTCTATGACGACCTTGATGCTTACATCATTACGAACGACTGGGACGTACGTTGTCTGGGCTTCGACCCCTACAATGCCAAAGAATTCGTGCAGCGATGGCAGCAGGAGAACGGCCCGTTCGGGATTGAGAAGGTCATCCAGGGCGCTCGCACCGAGTCGGTACCTCTCGGCGAACTCAAGAAGTTGAGTGAGAAGCGACACCTCATATTCGACGAAGCGCTCATGATGTTCGCCATGGGAAACTGCATTACGATCGAGGATACCAACGGAAACCGGAAGCTCCTCAAGCGTAGGCAGGAAGAGAAGATCGACAACGTCGCGGCCCTTATGGATGCCTGGGTTGCATACAAGGTAAACAAGGAGGCTTTCGAATGAGTGTTGGAATGATGCTCGTCAAACCTTGCGACCCGGGTTCATATCTTGAACACTACGGGACCAAGGGTATGAAGTGGGGCATCCGCAAGGGGCGGAAGAAGGAAGGAATCGGCCGAGCCAAGGGTGCCGTAGTTAATCGAAACAAGAGTATTGCCGCACGTATCGAACGACGTCGAGCAAATGGCGGCATCGTAGACACAATTGGTAAGAAAACCCTTGGGGCTGATCGTCTCGAGCGAATGCGTGACAAGCAGCTGAAGACTATTGCTGCTCAAAACCAGCGTCTGACCACCAAGGGCAAAGCAAATGCTCTAGACATGCTGGATGTAGCAACCAACGCGCGTATGCGCCCGTACAGTCTCGTTTTTAAGACGACAAAGCGAACGCCCAAAGAGGTCGAGCAGTACGAAGCCAATCGCAAGAAGGTTCTCAAGGGCGCAGCCTTTGTAGCCGGCGCGATGGCGGTTGCTGGCGGCATATATTTGGGCAATAAGGGCTTGAACGCTCGTAACGATCGAACCCTTACTCGCAATGGTGTCTACAACGTCACCACGATGGGCACTCGTAAGTTCACTCCTTACGATGCAAGCAAGTTCACGCCGAAGAACACCATCTTTGTTCCCGCACCGTTCAAGTCTTCCAGCAACTGGAAGGCCCCGCAGCACGGTCCGCGTGGAACCCTAGCCATCGGGAGGTAGCATGAGCACGATCACTCGAGAACAAGCTCTTGCCACTCTCTGCGACGACGCATATTTGGAACACTACGGTGTTAAGGGTATGCGTTGGGGTGTCCGTCGAAACCAGGCCCACGCTGTTGGTGTAACTGTTGGCGCTGCCGCTGCCGTAGGCGCTGCCGCTATCGCTGCTCGAGGAGCTCGCAAGACGAGCAATCAGGCTCGAGCCTATCGAGAAGAGTACGGCGACGATCGTAGTACGTTTGAGCGTCGCGCCAAGAAGGGCGCAATGATTGTTGGCGGAACACTCGCCGTTGTCGGCGCACTATATCTCGGCAACAAGGCTATCAGTGGCGCCAACAAGTCTCGCGCGGGCGAGAAGTTTGTCGAACTTTGGTGGCAGCAGCATCAAGGCACGCGCCAGGCTAGAAAGCAGAACAAGCAGGCCGAGAAGACCGCCAAGAAGTTGGCCAAGATTGCGAAGGGGGCCCGGGTGGATCAACAGATGCGCGAAATCCGGGAGACCCTGGAGAATAGAGGCCGACCGCGATGAGTGTAAAGGACCGCCTCAAGCACGCGTGGAACGCGTTCAATCGACAGAACGAGTTCGCTTCGCCCGAGGTCGGGGAGATGGGCGCCCAGTGGGGAAGCCGTCCTGACAGGACTCGGACCTATATTTCGAACGAGCGGTCCATCATCTCGTCGGTCTATACTCGACTGGCGATGGACGTTGCTGCCGTCGAGCTCAAGCATATTCGTCTTGACTCCGAGAGGCGCTATGTCGAAGACATCGACAGCGGCCTCAACAACTGCCTGACGCTCCAGGCAAACATCGACCAGGCAGCTCGTATGTTCCGACAGGACATCGCGAACACGCTCTTCGAACGGGGCATCGCGGCGATCGTACCCGTTGACACCTCTCTCAATCCGAAGTCTCCGGGCAGTTTCGACATTCGCACCATGCGTTGCGGCGACATCGTTGCATGGTTTCCTCGTCATATTCGAGTAAACCTCTACAACGAGAAGACTGGGCGTCGTGAGGAGATCACACTCCCCAAGTCCATGTGCGCGATTGTCGAGAATCCTCTGTACAACATCATGAACGAGCCGAACTCGACGCTTCAGCGTCTTATTCGGAAGCTCGCGCTGTTGGACAAGACCGACGACTTCACCAGCTCCGGCAAGTTGGACATCATTATCCAGTTGCCCTACACAATTAGGTCCGATGCGCGTCGCGATCAGGCGAACAAGCGCGCCAAGGACATCGAAATGCAGCTGAAGCAGAACCAGTACGGTATCGCCTATGCCGATGCCACTGAGAAGATCACTCAGCTGAACCGACCCGCCGAAAACAACCTCCTCAAGTCGATCGAGTACTTTACAGCTCAGCTGTACACACAGCTCGGTCTGACGGCTGAGATTATGAACGGCACTGCCGACGAAAAGGCGATGCTGAACTACGGCAACCGTACTGTCGAGCCCATTGTGGCTGCGATCGTAGAGGCAATGCGTCCCGTCTTCCTTACGAAGACCGGTCGTTCTCAGGGACAGTGGATCGATTACTTCCGCGACCCGTTCAAGCTTGTTCCTCTCGCCGACATTGCCGAGATCGCGGACAAGTTCACTCGAAACGAGATCTTCTCTTCCAACGAACTTCGACAGTTCATTGGCGTCAAACCCTCCAAGGACAAGAAGGCTGACGAACTGCGGAACAGCAACATGCCGCAGGCTGATCCAGCAGCTGAAGGCGGAGGCGATGCCCAGGCCGGATTCGACGAGATCAATTCGGCGCTGGATGAAGCCTTCAACGATTTGGGGGTGGACCTCGATGAGCCAGAAGCTGGCTGAGGATCTCCTAACCACGATCGCCCACGAGTACGACGCGGCCAAGCGCCGAGAGTACTACCTCCGCACCCGCCAACTCAAAGGTCGGAAGACGGGGTCAGGAGACGATCCCCAGTACGGGTCTAGGTCGACGGCCAAGGCGCCAGTCAAGAAGCCCAGGGCATCCGTAGACGTTGCAGCCGAGGTTGCTGCAATCAAAGCCAAGATCGAGCGGTTGAAGGCAGCTCTTCAGAAGCTAGTTGCCGAAGCAAAAGAGCGAGCCGGTGTCGACGAAGACGACGAGAAGAGACGAAAGTCCACGTCGTCCAAGTCTGGCGGTTCCACAGGACAGCTTAGCGCCAAAGAGAAGCGTGCTAGAGCTGAGAATCTGAAAGCTGCTCGTAAGGAGCAGTCCAAGACGGACCCCAACAAGAAGACCAAGGCCGAAGAAGAGGCTGAGATTGCAGAGAAGATCGCCAAAGTGCGAATGCAGATCTTCGAAGCTCGCGAAAAGCTGAAAGCTGCTGTAGCTAGAGCTCAGGCTCAAGAGAAGAACAAGCCAAGAGACATTCAGAAGACGGCGTGAGGCCGTTAAGAGACAACCGGAAGGGAGACAGTCAAAATGGGACGTAAGCCTGACTTCTCTGGCTACGCGACCAAGGCTGGCCTCAAGTGCTCCGACGGCCGTACGATCATGCCCGACGCCTTCAAGGCGCAGGATGGTCAGCGCGTGCCGCTGGTCTGGCAGCACAGTCACGATGACCCGAAGAACGTCCTCGGACACGCGATTCTCGAGAACCGGAAGGACGGCGTCTACGCCTACGGTTTCTTTAACGAGACGGACCACGGTCAGTCGGCCAAGGTTCTCGTCCAGCACGAGGACGTCAACGCGCTTTCGATCTACGCCAACAAGCTGATCGAGCGCAGCAAGCAGGTCTACCACGGCGCCATCAAGGAAGTTAGCCTCGTTCTTTCTGGGGCCAACCCGGGCGCTCTCATCGACTTCGTCGCCATCCGTCACTCCGACGGCTCGATCGACGAGCTCGAAGACGAGGCCGTGATCTACACCGGTCTTCCCCTGGAGCACGACGACCTCGAGGAAGTTGACGAGGGCGACGACAGCGACGAGGACGAAGACGATGACTCCGTCGAGCACGCCGACGACGAGGGTCAGACCATGCAGGAGATCTACAACTCCATGTCTCAGCCTCAGAAGGACGTCCTCCACTACCTCGTGGGCGCCGCCGCTGAGGGTGACGCAAAGCACTCCGACGATTCCGAGGGCGACCTCGAACACCAGGAAGGAACCATCGTGTCGAACGTCTTCGAGAAGAAGAAGGGTGCTGCCAAGACCCAGGAGCACACCCTCTCTCACGACGACCTCCAGGGCATCATGGCGAGCGCCGTCAAGGGCGGTTCGCTCAAGGAGGCCGTCCAGGAGTACGCCCTGGCTCACGGCATCGAGAACATCGAGACCCTCTTCCCGGAGGCTCGTACTCTCAACAACACCCCGGAGTGGAACAAGCGCCGCACGGAGTGGGTCGCCTCGGTCATCGACGGCGTCGGCCACAGCCCCTTCTCCCGCATCAAGAACGTCGTTGCGGACATCACCCAGGACCAGGCTCGTGCTCTGGGTTACATCAAGGGTAACTACAAGAAGGAAGAGTGGTTCGGTCTCACCAAGCGGACCACCGGCCCGACCACGATCTACAAGAAGCAGAAGCTCGACCGTGACGACATCATCGACATCGTCGACTTCGACGTCGTGGCCTGGATGAAGGGCGAGATGCGCCTGATGCTGATGGAGGAGATCGCGCGCGCGATCCTCATCGGCGACGGTCGTGACCCCGACTCCGACGACAAGATCAAGGACCCGGCCGGTGTGGCCGACGGTCTCGGCATCCGTTCGATTCTCAACGAGAACGAGCTGTACGCCACCACGATCTACGTCAACCTCGGCGACGCCAACTCGAAGCCGTCGGAGACCGTCGACGCGGTTATTCACGCGCAGCGTCACTACAAGGGTTCGGGTTCCCCGACCTTCTTCACCACCATGAAGGTGAAGACCGACATGCTGCTCGAGCGTGACACTCAGGGCCACCGTCTCTACCGCAACGAGGCGGAGCTCGCCAACGAGCTGGGTGTCGGTCGGATCGTGACTGTCGAGGTCATGGAGGGTTCCGAGTACGAGGACCTGGTCGGCATCATCGTCAACCTCGCCGACTACAACGTCGGTGCGGACAAGGGTGGCGAGGTCTCGCTCTTCGACGACTTCGACATCGACTACAACCAGTACAAGTACCTGATCGAAACCCGCATCTCGGGCTCGCTCAAGAAGATCAAGTCGGCGATCATCGTCAAGAAGACGGCCTCCAACTCGGTTCTCGTCAGCCCGACGGACCCGGAGTTCGACCCGGAGACCGGTCTCCTGAGCATCCCGACTGATGCCAACGTCGTCTACAAGAACAACGCGGGCACCACCCTCACGCAGGGTGAGGACCTCGAGGTCGGCGTCGGCGAAGGCAAGGTCGGTACTCCGTACAAGGTCTTCGCATACCCGGCGGCGGGTAAGCACTTCGAGTCCAACCAGGACGACGAGTGGACCTACCGCTACAACGGCTCCTAGAAGTTAGGTCCAGCGGATGACAAAGTTCTACGGCAAGATTGGGTTCGGTGAGTCCGCTGAGACCGCCCCGGGCGTCTGGAAAGATGTCATCACCGAGAGATCATATTTCGGCGATGTCATTCGCAACTCTCGGGATCTCCGCGATGGGGAATACCTCAACAAGGAACTCGCTGTAGAGAACTCGATCAGCATCGTCAGTGACGAATGGGCCGATCAAAACTACTTTGCCATCCGCTACATCGAGTGGGCGGGGGCTCTCTGGACGGTTAGTAACGTTCGCGTAGAGAGTCCCCGCCTTCTTCTGCGGCTGGGAGGTGTTTACAATGGCCCCAAGGCTGGAGCTCCAGACGATTCTGGAGGCGATTCTGGGGAGTAGGAATGTATATTTCCAGCCTCCCGCAAACCTGCAGATGAAATACCCGTGCATTGTCTACAAGAGAGACTTTGCAGAGGTTCAATTCGCTGACAACCATCCGTATCGCAACATAAAGCGATATTTGGTAACTGTCATCGACAGCGATCCTGACAGTCCCATCCCGGACAAGGTCGCAGCTCTGCCGATGTGTACTTTCAACAGGTTCTACACGGCGGACGATCTCAACCACGACGTATTCAACCTCTTCTTCTAGGAGCAGAGCATGACTGCACTGGTCTGGGACAAGGCGGACGAGCGGGTCTACGAGACCGGCGTCGACCACGGTGTCCTGTACATCCCGAACGAGGCTGGCGCCTACGATGACGGTGGTGCTTGGAACGGTCTTACCACCGTTACCGAGTCTCCGTCCGGCGCCGAGGCTACCGCGCAGTACGCGGACAACATCAAGTACCTCAACCTGGTGTCGGCCGAGGAGTTCGGCGCCACGATCGAGGCGTTCACCTACCCGGACGAGTTCGGGCAGTTCGACGGCACGGCAGAGGCTGTCCCGGGTCTGAAGGTGGGTCAGCAGACCCGCAAGGCCTTCGGCTTCAGCTACCGAACCAAGATCGGCAACGCCAACAACCCGGACGCCGGCTACAAGCTGCACCTGGTCTACCAGGCTCTGGCTGCTCCCTCCGAGAAGGCCTATGCGACTGTCAACGACAGCCCCGAGGCAATCACCTTCTCCTGGGAGGTTTCCACCACCCCGATCGCCATCGGCACCGTGGGCGGCGTGGAGTACAAGCCGACGGCCATCCTGACCCTGGACAGCACCAAGGTCGACGCAGACACCCTGGCCGAGCTGGAGCAGCTGCTCTACGGCTCCGAGGGCGTTGACCCGCAGCTCCCGATGCCCGCCGACGTCATCGCGATGTTCCAGGGCACCGTTACCGAGGCGGTTCCGACCGCTCCGACCTACAACAGCACTACCAAGGTCATCACGATTCCGAACATCACCGGTGTCGTCTACCAGATCAACGGTCAGAACGTTGCTCCTGGTGCTCAGCCGGCCATCACCGAGGACACGGTCGTTGTGGCGAAGCCCACTTCCGGCTACAAGTTCCCGGATGTCGTCGACGACGACTGGCTGTACGAGTTCTAACATAAGGAGGCCAGAGAGTGCTCACAGTTGTGGTGCCCGGAATCGAGCTCTTCAACGAGAAGACTCAAGAATTCGAGTTCTCTGAGGACTTTGTGCTTCAGCTGGAGCACTCTCTGGTTTCACTGTCAAAATGGGAGGAGAAACACGAACTTCCCTTTCTCGGCCCTCGAGAGAAGACGACCGAACAGGTCATGGACTACATCCGATGTATGACAATTACCCCGGATGTTCCACCAGACCTTTACAAGCGGCTCTCTGCGGAGAATCTAACCGAGATTGACAAGTACATCAACGCCAAGATGACTGCAACCTGGTTCGCAGACGTGCCTGGGGCTCCCAGTCGTGAGATCATCACTGCCGAGGTGATCTATTACTGGATGTTCTCCATGCAAATCCCAATCGTCTGCGAGGAATGGCATCTCAACAAGCTATTCACACAGATCAAGGTCTTTGGCGAGAAGAACAGAGACAAGAAGAAGATGAGCCGCAGCGAGTTGGCTGCTCGAAACCGCGCTCTGAACAAGCAGCGTCAGATGGAAGGAAACACGAGAGGGTGACATGGCCAAGTTGACTTGGGGCGCCGCAGGTACTCGTGTCTACGAGGCCGGCGTCGATCGAGGCGCTGTCTACATCGACGGTGTTGGCTACGCTTGGTCTGGTTTGACTGGCGTAGAAGAAAAAGCGTCCGGAGGTGAACCCAAGCCGTACTACGTGGATGGGTTCAAATACCTCAACCTTGCTGCGGCCGAAGAATTCGAAGCCACCATCAAGGCCGTATCGGCACCGAAGGAGTTCTCGGTCTGTGAAGGCAACGTTGCCGTGCGGCCCGGGCTGTACGCCACCGGTCAGCGCAAGAAGCCCTTTGGATTTTCTTACCGGACGCTGGTGGGAAACGAAATTGTGGGCCTCGCGCTGGGATACAAGCTCCATCTCGTCTATGCTGCCCTGGCCGGGCCTAGCTCGCGCAGCAATCAGAGCATTGGCGACTCCGCCGAGCCTATGGAACTCTCATGGGACGTCACAACATGCCCTCCTAATGCGAGCGGCATCAAGCCTACAGCACACTTCGTCGTCGATACCCGTCTTGCAGACCCAGTTGACGTAACTGCACTCGAAGATATTCTGTACGGGACGTCAATTACGACTCCGACCATGCCTACGGTCGCCGCATTGTTGGCGCTCTTCGCATGAGGCTCGAGTGGGACGATCGAAACGCTATATTTGGCGTGGATCGTGGAGTTTTGTATCCGAAAAATGCCCCGGGGGTCTCTTGGGGAGGACTAATCTCGGTTGAAGAATCTGAAGAGGATGGCGGCTTCTATATTTCGTATGTAGACGGCCAGAAGTTCATGCGAGAGAAGGCAAGCAACGGATTCTCCGCAAAGGTGGAGTCCCTGAGTCCCCCAATCAAGATTGACAAGTCATATTCCTACGGGTTTAGTTACCGGACCGAAGATGATCTTCATCTGATCTACAATGCTCAGTTCCAAGCTTTGAGCCACACCTTCTCAACTCTCAACGAGACGACTCCTGAGCTGAAGTTCGGGTGGGATGTGTCTACCAAGCCCGCTTTGGTAGAACGAATGCATCCAACGTCGCATTTGATCGTCAATCTCAAGGACGCATATCCGGGAGCAATCGCTGCTCTAGAAGATGTTCTCTATGGGACTGATGTGACTACACCTCGACTTCCCACCTTCCTCGAGATTCTCGATATTTTCGAGCCCTGGTCGATGTTCACTGTCGTGGACAACGGTGATGGAAGTTGGTCGGCTATTGGGCCTGCTTCCATGGTTAATCTCTTGGATGCAAACACGTTCCAGATCAATTCGCCGAGTCTGACCTGGCTCGACGCCAATACCTACGAAGTCAGCAGCTGGTAGGAGGTGTAATGGCTACCGCCACAAGCTACAACAAGGCCTGGATCGACGCATTGAAAGCAGCTCTGGAGGCGTCAATCGCCCTCAAGGCAGACAAGACATACGTCGATGCTCAGCTGGCAAACAAGGCCGACACTTCGCATACACACGCTCAGGCTGATGTGACCGGATTGGTTTCGGCTCTCTCAGCCAAGGCGGACACAACCGCAGTAACTGCTGGCTTGGCTACCAAGGCTAACAGTTCGCACACGCACGCTCAGTCGGACATTACTGGTTTGGCTACTTCTCTTGCTGCGAAAGCAGACTCGAGCGCAGTCACGGCGGGCCTAGCAACCAAGGCTGATGCTACGGTTGTGTCTGTCGAATCTGGCCTAACTGCTCTGAGCGCAGCGACTGGAATCACTGGTTCCAGCACATGCGGTGTGCGACGAGTTGGTCAGATGGTGGAACTCTGTCTAGACGTGTTTGTGTTGGATTCCATCAGCGTCCCTACATCAGGCAACGTTGGTAACAGACTGTTATTCAATGCAGTAGCCACCAAGTACAGACCAAAGTACGAAACCGTAATCTGTGGAGGCATGTCAAGCGGTAGAGCCTGGACGGGCTATATTGCTACCAACGGAACCATCTACATGGCCACCGTTTCGCCTACA